CTCTCTGCTATTGAGCTACAGGCTGCTCTTAAACGCTCTGTAGCCAAACCATAACACAATCAATCTTCAAATTCAAACTCTCGTTCTTCCCACGCTTGACAAGCACGAAGATCATGACAAATAAAGCTGAATTTGTGACAATAGCCACGGAAACCAGCGTCAACATCCCAATCGTTCCAAGGTATCTTGTCCATCTTGGCTTGTGTCAAGGTGCTGTTGTCGTAATATTCGCAGTTGGAGCAGCGGCGGCGACGAGCTTCTTCTTCGTCTACTTGCCACGCATTAGCTAGTGCTGACCAGTATTCAGGGTTAGCGCCACGCTCATTGCTGGGATTCTCAGGGCCAAGCATCCAGTCATCAATGACCATCTTGGTGTTCTTCTTGTTCTCAGCAGTCGTGATGAATGGTTCGCTTTCACGAAGCCCACCGAAACCTTCGATAATAAATGCTGGCTTTTTCATTATGATATTTCCCGACCAGATGCGCGGATGTTGATGGCTGTAGCCGTTCCCGCAATAGTTGAAATAAATCCACCAGACGCAAGTACCTGACCGACCAGTTCAGGGAACGTATAGGTTTCCGATGGCTGAAGCGTTTTGGTCTTGACGATCAGGTTGTCATTACCTGCGCTACCAGATACCGTAACAAGGTTGACGCTAATCGTCGCAGCCGTTGCGCTGTAATTAGTCGCCGTAAACTTGTCGATGACCGTTGTAACGCTCACCGCAGTGTATTGCGTTGTCTGCGCGTTCTCCGCAGTCTTTGCTGGAATCAGAACTCTTGTTGCAACTGCCATATTACGTCTCCAAAGAACTTATATTATCTGTTACCGTCAAAATGACTGACGGAACGGAAGGGTGTACGGCAGACGCCGCTTCAGCTAACAAAATAACAGAAGTATCGTCTACTTCCCACATTAATTCAATATAGTCTCCAGCGTTTAGTTGGATGACGTAATTCCATGCAGCCAAAATTTCAGAGTCATTACCCTGTATGCGTATCTGTCCTGCGCTGTCAGGGACGTTGACGCCGTTCTTGCGTAGCCATATCCACACCAACCCAACGCCGCCGGACGTTTTATCTACCTGCGCCGAAAACTGCACATTGTACACGTTAGGGCGGTCTACGTAAATGCGTGATGTGGGCGTGCCGCGAGTGACACCTACCGACAAATCAACAGTGTTGAACGTCATGGCGTAGGCTGTGTTGATAGCCGCCGCTGTCTGTGATGTCGTGTCGTAAAACGAACCATAGCGAGGCGATCGAAACTCTTTTGGTGGTGGCATCTGTTGCAATGCCGTAATCTGTTCCTGCAACGATGCGACCTGTTCTTGCGATGCCGATGCTGGCGCTCGATCAAGATACTCCAATAAAGACTTCATTACCTCAATAGAGGATAGTGCTTCGTTTGCGGATGCCACTGCGTCTCCAGCCAAGATAGTAGCTTCCGTAACGCTAAAGGGAGCCACCTCATTGCTGACAACTTGAAACAGCAATTCAAACTGCTTAATCTGTTCATGATCTTGCAAGAACGATGCCAGTTGGTCGCGGGTAAGATTGAGCCTCTGAACCATATTAGTAGGCTAACGGCTCGATTGCCGCCTCTAGTCTAGCAAACGACATATGCGCGTCTGACGTTCCTTGGAATCGCTGTATGCGCCAGTTACGCATCCAACCCTGCTGGAACCACACCAAACGCTTTGCACGCTGTCCTGTAGTGCCAGCCTTAATGAACTTCTGCTGGCTCCACGTTTCGCCATCAGTTGAATAGCTAGTGTTGATTGTTGGGTCGATGCCATATGCAACGGAACCAGTTAGACCAACCAACTCAAGGTTCTGAATGATTGCGCCACGGCCTTCGTTGTAAACAATCGTTGTGCCAAACTCCCAGCGCACTTTTTGTCCGTAATGGGTTGAGATATCGCTGACCATGTAGCCTACAGTTACATCTGTTGGGTCGCCCACCAGCCACTTGTCATAGCAATACACAAGGTTCTGTGCGCGATACTTCGACAAACCAACCAAGCTGCTTGTCAGGGTGAACCAAACTGGCTGGCCTAAGTCCTGCGAGGCCGCGCCATCAAACACAAGCGTGCGATCGGGCAAGTGAATATATAGATGCTCGTGTGCCTTATCATTACGCGCTTCCAGCTTGACCGTAGACAGTTGTGCTTCAGTAAACTCAAGCAGGATTTGGTCTATCTCTTGCGTGCTGATTTTATTCGCTTTGGCATTGCCGCCAAGATAAACGCCAGGTGCTTCATTGAATCCGCTACCAAGGAAGGCAATGCTCTCCAGATAGACGCAGCAAGCATGAGTGCCGACAACGCCCTTTTCAACCTGAGCGCCCTCAATGCGCTGGAACGGAAATAGGTCACCGCCTACGTTGTCAAAGACTTCAATGGTGTTCCGGTTCAGCGCGTATATCTCATTGCGAAGCTTCAGCAGCGCGACAACTGGATCTGGGTCAATTTCAGACGAACCGTATTTCAGGGGATTAACCTGCGTCGGGTCGCTTAGTTCCGTAACGACAAGAAACTCGCCGTCAGTGGTCATGAAGTAGCCATCTACCCAAACCACATCCAGAACGATTCCAAGGTCAGGATCGGTGACTTGAACAAGGCCAAGGCTGGGAGACCAGTAAAACAGGTCTTCGTTAGATGCGATAGCCAAGCGATCGAAGCTGTAGTCCATCGTCACTAGTTGACCGTTGTTTCCAACGTCACCCAGAATCGTTACCGCACCTGTGCTGGACACTGTGACAAGCTTAGAACCCATCACGCGATAACAGACGCCATTCCAGTTAATGCCGCCACGATCGATGCCAGGGCCAGTGCCGTTAGCCACCAAGCCATCAGCAGGACGCAAGAAGCCTTCGCTTATACCATTACTCTTTGGCACTGGAATCATATTGACAGGATAGGACGTACGAAAGTCCGGCCCATTGTCCGTGTAGATTCCATTGACTATCGGAATTTGAACCATGTTTTATCCGACAAAGTTAGAGGAGGATGTAGCCGCCATCCTCAAGTAATAGAAAGTCGCCGTTTTCCTGAAGCAACGCACCCAGCACTGGGCCACCGCCTGTATTGAAATAACGGAGGCGTGAGCGCAAGCGCGTCAGCAGGAACATTAGAAGCCCTCGCCTGGAATGATGTGAAGCGAACCACCGCCAGCAGGGGCAATGTACGCAATCTTATCATAGTCGCGGTTCTTCGAGATTGTTACCTGACCATTAGGCGGAACCAGATAGTCAGCGGTAGTTGCTGCAACCGTGCCAGTGCCGACGCGAACAAAGCATTCAACCGAGTTACGGCTGGTGATGCAAAGCGTAAGCGTGTTGACGCCAATTTCAGTGCTTGCAGTCGTTGAGCCTGGGGTAACAGAAAAGCCACGGCCATAAGCTGGGGCAAAGGTTTCAATATCAGCCATAAATAAACTCCTTTAATTTCCTTAGCGTAAATTGCGCTATCTGTCACCACTTAGTCTTGTCAGCCCAATATGCCGCAGACATCTTGCCCTTGGCTATGTTCTTTGCGTGACGAGCCTTAAAGCTTGCACGCTTTTTCTTCATCGCTTCAGACTCATCCTGCTTTGGCGATCCAGCGGTCTTAGCGCCTTGCTCTCCAAATCGAATGGTCTTGATTTTATCACCCACCTTGGCGACAACAACGTGCGACTTCTTCGGATGCGATGGTGTGCGCTTTGGCTTGTTATAGCCAGCAACGCCCACACGAGTAAGGCGAGAATCCTTTTTCATGTGAGCGCCTTTGCTATCTTACTTCTTTTTCTTCTTTGCTTTGGTCATCATCATTGACTTACCAGCCTTAGCTGGAGCCTTCTTCGACATTGACATAGCCTTTGAGCCGTAGCTCATCTTTCCGCCGCCCATTTTCATATCAATTTCCCTATTAGAAAGTTACATGAAGCTTGAATGCCTCAAGCCGCATGAGGTTATTCGCAGTCGCTGGCTTTACAGTGATTGCAAATGTCTGATCCTGTGTAGCATCAACGCTCAGGAATACGTTCGCACCCGTCGATAGGCCGTGACCTACAGCAGTTGCTGAGTTGCTGACAACTTGCGATA